AAAATGCAACCTCGCATTACCAATCACAAATTGCTGGTGATATGCAGAGTTTCCATGTAGATGAATGGGACTGTGATATTCACTTTAGATCTACAACTACACTTGCACAAGAAGCAGAAGTAGTTGAGTTAACAAGAGCAAACAAAACAATTGAAGCACTTGTTCAAAGTATCATTAATAAAGCAAGACATGAAGATGGTAGTATGATGTTTACAAAACATGACAAGGCTGCATTAATGAATGAAGTAGATCCCAGTGTGGTTTTAAAAGTAGCAAATAAGATCAACGGTGGGGCATTGCCAAGTACAGGTGAACTTGAAAAAAACTAAAGGAAGATCTAGATCTCCGTTTTACTATGAGATTGGCGAGAGATTTAGGTCTAACATTAGAACAAGCATTGCAAATGTCTACTCTTGAATTAAGAATGTGGGCTGTTTTCTATAATTTAGAAAACAAGGACAGGGAAAAGAGGAGAAAACATGGCAACGGCCGCAGAAATCGTCGTTAAGGTTATTGACAGCACATCACAAGGTGTAAGAAGTGCAAATCAAAATCTTAACAAATTAGGACAGCAATCAGGTACTACAGCCGTAGGAATAAAAGACCTAAATGCTAGATTGGTTGGTATTGGTGCTACTTTAGCCACTGGCGGTGCTGTTTTATTAGGTTTAGGGAATTACCTTGACGGACTTCAAAACCTAGAAAACAGACTCAAAGTTGCTGGTGTTGGACAAGAAGAATTCAATGATGTTTTCAATAAACTTAGTGAAATTGCTGATGAAGCAAGAGCACCTCTTGGCGAAACCATTGAACTATATTCAAGACTAGCCATTGCAAGTGAAAGTGTTGGTTTAAAACAAGAAGAACTTTATCAAGTTACAGAAAACTTCAACAAAGTTCTAGCAATTAGTGGATCAACAGGCGTTGAGGCCGCAAGTGCAATTTTGCAGTTCTCTCAAGCCTTAGCAAGTGGAACACTAAGAGGTGATGAATTCCGTTCAATTACTGAAAGTGCTCCAGTTCTATTACAAGTCTTAGAAAGACAACTAGGTGTTACAAGAGCAGAACTTCGTGAATATGCAGGCGAAGGTTTGCTTACTGCTGAAATTGTTACCAAAGCCTTAATTGAAGCAACAGAAGATCTAGATGCACAATTTGGACAAACTCAACAAACAATTGGTCAAGCATCAACAAAATTAAGCAATTCATTCTTGCAGATGATCAAAGAGTTTGATGATGTCATAGGTGCAAGTGATTTATTTGCATCAGCAATCAACTTGGCTGCTGAAAATGTTGAAGCCTTTAGTGTTGCATCTGGTACAATTGCCGCAGGGGCGATTGCTGCCCTTGCTGTTGCATTTGGTGTTATATCTCTGCCATTAGCAGCCATAATAACTGCTGTTGCCGCAGCCGCAGCCGCATTCGTTGCTTGGGGCGATGATATTGTTGTCTTTATGAGTGATGCACTTGAACCTGTTATTGAAGGGTTCAATAATCTAAAATCTACCGTCAAGGACATGGCAAACAATGTTGTTCTAAAATTCAATGAAATGAAAGTGGGCATTGTTAGCAGTTTAGGCACTGCTGGTGCTTATGTTGATGCATTCTTTGCAGGTGTTGCTGCTGGTTTTACAGATCCTTTGAATGCAGCAGATGCATTTTCAAAAGCATTTGAAACTACACTTGTTGGTGCTCTAGCAGAAGCAGAAAAAGCCACTGCAAGTTATGAAAAAGAACTTGAAAATGCTAGAAAAACAGTTGAAGACAGCACAGAAAGTGTAAAAGATAATTCAGACGAAGTCAAAGACAATACAGACGAAGTCAAAGACAATACCAAGGCAACTGAAGATCATACTGATGAAGAAGAAGACAACACTGATGCAGTTGATGATAACACTGATGCACAAGATGACAACAAAACTGCCGCAGAACTATTACAAGAACAATTACGCAGAAATGAAAATCAAGTCAAAGCAGTCACAGGAGCATACAGTGATTTTAGTGACGAACTAGAACGCAGTGTAGATCTTGCTAGACTTGACAGTGCAGAAAGAGAAATTCAAACTGAAATACAAAGAGGCCTTGAAGCACAAGCAAAAGCACTTGGCAAACAAGTTAAAGACCTAACTGATATAGAAGTAGCCAATGTTAAAACTTATGTTAGAGAACAAGTTGTTAAGAGACAGTCTGCTGAACGAACAGCAGATGATTTACAAGAGTTTGATAGAGAAACTCAAAAAATTATTGAAGAAAACTACAAAAACACAACTGATGCAGTCAAGCAACTTGAAGACGAAAAACAAGAATATATTGCAAATGCCAGAGCACTTGGTTTAGAAAATGCCAAGTCAACACAAGATGCAATGCTTGCCTATGATCAATTAATTGCTGATGAACAGAAAAAACTTAATGACGAAAGAATTAAAGATTTTGTTGATGCAGCAGAAAAATATAGATCAGATGAAATGACTGCAACTGATACCTATGTGCAGAAAAGAATTGAACTACAACAAGCACTTGATGACGGTATTATTTTAAGTGAAGAAGATAGAATTGATTATCTAAGATCAATCAATGAAGATTATATTGACGGTATTACTTCAGAATATGATGATTTATACGGATTCTTTGAAGGCAAGATCAGAGACATGACAGGCCTTACTAGACAAGAGTTTGGTATAATGGAAGAAGTTGTACAATTGGTATTTGGTGCAAATGTTACAGATATTATTCAAGGAACTTTTGCAACTGGTATTGGTGCAATTACTGGATTTAGAACATCAGGCAACTCAGAATTAGGTGGATTTGCACAAGATACAAACACACCATTCTCAACTATTGGCGGCATTATTGATGGCACATTTGGTGCAAACAGCATTGGCCTTGGTAGCATTGGCACATTCGTTGTTGCTGGTTTTGAACTGTTAGGCGGACTTGCAAGTGATATCTTTTCACTGTTTGGCGGAGTTGGCGACTTCTTAGGCAACACATTTGGCGGTGCATTCAAATCAATAAGTGGTGCAATATCAGGTCTGTTTGGAGGCGGAGGCGGAGGCGGCAGTGGCGGCATCTTTACAGCACTTGGATCAGTGTTTGGTCCTGTTGGCGGCATTGTTGGCGGCATTGTTGACTTCTTCTTTGCAGACGGCGGATACATTGCACCAGGCGGCGTAGGTATAGTTGGTGAAGCAGGTCCTGAACTTGTTAGTGGTCCAGCATATGTTACAAGTGCCAAAGATACTGCAAGTATGTTAGGCAGCAGTGGCGGCAATGTCAATGTAAACTTTAGTATACAAGCATTAGACAGCAGAGGCGTTGATGAATTATTAACACAAAGAAAAGGTTTAATCACAGATATTGTCAGAAGTGCTGTTGAAGAAAGACCTAATAGAACATTAAGAGGAGTTAGGTAATGGCGTGGCCTACAAGTGTTTCAATAACAAATTTAGAATTTTTACATGATCAACCAACTTTAATAACAAGAAGTTTAAATGGGTATGAAAGTAGAGCACAAATATCAACTCCTAAATGGATTTTAGTAGCAGATTTTGAAAATTTAACCAGCACACAAAGAAAAGATCTACAAAACTTCTTGTTTGAAGTTAATGGTGCATTAGATACTTTTGATTTTCCTTTACCATACGAGTTTGGTGGATATAACACTGCTGGATTTGATGGCACAATGACAACAGTAGGTGATTCAAGTATAGGTGACACAAGTGTTAGTGTTAGTGCAAGTGCCAACTCAACTGCACTGCTAAAGAAAGGTGATTTTGTTAGATTTAGTGGCGAAAATAAAACCTATCTAGTTACAGAAGATGTTACCAGCAGTGGTGTTGGAACTGCAACAATTAACATTGCTCCTGCGTTATTAACAGCAGTATCAGGTTCAACAACTGTACAGCACAAAGATGTAAACATGAATGTTAGATTTGATGGAAATCAATTTTCGTTTAATACTGATCCAACTTTATACAGTTCTTTTAACTTAACCTTTGTAGAGGTATTCTAATGGCAAGAGATTTAACTGCTAATCAACAATCAAGAATAAGTGACAATCCTTATAGGAGTGAAAGATTAGTAGAAATCCAAACACCTAGTGGTAGTTTATATTATACTACTGGGCAATATAATGTAACAACAAGCACTGAAACAAGTGACGGCACACAAATCTATAATGCATTCCATGGCATTGAAGTTATTGGTGATTTACTTGAACAATATCAAGTAGGTATTAATGAAATTGTTATCAGTATTGGCGATGTTGAAGATAATGTTTACGATATAATCACTAGAACTGCACAAAATTATGATTACCAAAGAACACTTGTAAATCTTTATTGGTTGTATAGAAATGTTGCAAACACAATACCTTATTCTAGTGATATCATTACACTATTTCAAGGATCAATAAAATCTATTGATGTTAGTAGAACAGAAGAAGACAGTGTAATCAATATAAGAGCAAGTAATAATTTTACAAACTTTGATCTTGTAAATGGCAAGAAAACCAGTGAATTTACAAACGGTCAAACTGCTACTGAATTTAAATGGGGAAGCACATATAGATGAGTATTAACAGAACACCCACTTATAGAGATTTTATTGAAGGCAGAATTCTTGAACCAGTTCCTGAAGAAAACACAAAGTTGTCTACAGCAAGTGATGATTATATTCCTGTTGTTTATGGTCTACGCCGTGTTACTGCAAAACTATTATGGAAAGAACTTACTTGGCGTTATAATGATGAGTTGGTTGCAGTTTACGGATTAGCATTTGGTCCATGTTATGGCATCTATAGATTATTCATAAACGGTGAATATGTAGAAACTGATAATTCACTTGCACTTGAACTTAATGGTTTTAATAATATTTCAGCAGATAATTTTACTAGCACAGACAGAAGAAGATTTCCGAAAAACGGAAAATATTTTTCTAGTGATAACAGTGTTGCACAGTTTGAATTTTTTAGTGGATTAAATCACAGATACAGTAAAATTATTGGTGACAATATACCTAATGAAGTTGGAAGGCCAGAATTTCCAAACATCAGTTATCTAGTGTGCAAATTTAAAGATGTAGCAGGTGCAAGTGTTTTTAAAGACATTCCAGAAATAACAGTTGATCTATTTGGTAAAGTGGTTACTGGCGCAGGAAATGCACAATGGACAGGCACAGGGTTTTCAGGCAATACTGATAATTTGTTTTATTCAACTAATGCAGCAGATTGTTTACATGATTATTTAGAAAATACAGATCACGGTGCAGGATTACCTGAAGATCAAATCAATGCTACAAGTTTTAGCAATTTAAAAACAAGTTTAAATACTGACATTTCTATAAATTTAAGCAATGGGCAAATAAAATCAGTTAAGGCTGGTGAATGTAATATGTTGATTAACACAGGAAGTCCTGTACAAAATCACATTGATAATTTCCTTAATCAATATTCATTATTCATGCCTTATGTAAATGGCAAATTTATAGTAGTTCGTGAAACAACTGGGACAGCAGAAGTCACACTAACTGAAAACAGTATTGTTGGCGAAATAAGAGTAACAATGCCAGATGCAAACAGTAGATACAATACTATCAATTATAGTTTTGCAGATGCTGAAAGAGATTTTAAAACAATAACCAAAAAATATCCGCCAACACAAGCAGAAAGAGATGTGTTAATTGCTGAAGATGATAATATCAACATCAATCAGGCTAGTTTTTCAGGCGTAACAAATCCTTATCTTGCAGAAATGTTTGCAAGACAAATACTAGAAAAAAGTAGAACACAAGCCAAGTTAGAATTTAAAGTATTCAAAGATTTTTACAAATATAAAGTTGGCGACATTATCAACATCAATGTTTCAATACCAGACCTTGCAAATGTAGAAGCAAGAATAGTCAGCATGAGATTGCAAGAAAATGATCTTATAAGTGTTGAAGCATACACACATTTAGACGAAAATTATTATCCGTTTACAAATTTTACACAATTGTTTGAAGATTATGCAAAACCTTTGATACCTTTAGAAAGAGGTGTGTTGTTACCACTAACACCTACAAATCCAATTAGTTTGATACCACCAACAATTCCAAATCCAGGATCAGGTGAGCAAGGGCATCCAGGAGAACCATCTCCTATGCCAATCCTAATTCAGCAGCCAGGTGATGGACCACCAGCAAAACCAACAGAGCCTGACTATGTTTGGGATGCTGACACTGTAAAAGGTGCAAACAGTTTACCAACACTTGGCGATGACAACGAATATTATATGTGCGGTGTTTATAATAGTAGTGACCCAAATTACACTTTAGAATATGATCCAAGATGGCTAGGCGGTGGAAACAGTTTTCAAGCAGGCAGAATGGTTTTAATTAATCCACGCACAGGGCCAGGAATAGCATTGAATTTTAAATTGCTACACCGTAATGGAGACAATACTTGGGTAGGTTATGTCTATGAAGTTTCAACTGTTAATGGTGTTAAAAAGTTTGGCGTTTATCAACCCAGCACTACTGGTTATCCTGACTTGTGGTTTTGGGATCCAGAAAATCCAAGCAAACAGCCTGAAGTCCTTCCAGCAGGACGCAGTTACTTGGGTTCAGAATCTTATGATTTTACATACGGACAAAGAATAATGCCGTTTCCTTATTTGAGAAGTTATAATTATTCAAGTTCAATACCAGGTGTATTGGTTCCTACAAATCAAAATAATTTTGAATTTTCGCCAGGAAACATTGTGTACGGATTTAAACCAGGTTCGCCATTTAAACACACAGAGCAAAACACAGGTCATGTTTTACCACAGTTTTTATCACAAGTTCCTAATAACCTAGAAGGCGGCACTTCAAGTTTTACACTTGATGTCAAGTTCTTTACAATTAGAAATATTGCAGAAGTTGGCTTCCGTCCAGTGTTCAGCAAATTTATTGGAACAAAAACAATTACTTTCAGTTATGCAAGATTGACTGACAGATGGTTAGATGAAAGTAGAAAAAATTACAGAGCAGCAACCCCTAGTGGTGTTGAACCGCCATTCTAAGGATCACACATGAGTACAACAATCACACAAGGTTTTGAAGGAATATACAAAGAAATACTGCCACAAGACAATACTACATGGGCAGATTTAGAAACATCACCGTTTGGTAGTTGGGCTAATTGGACTAGTTGGCATCCAAGTCCACAAGATATTATTGTGCAAATTGACGATGATCTAGGCAGTGTTGCTGGCAATCAACCTTTGTTGGATGTTCCGCACGAGGGCGATCTAAGTGTCACACTTAAAATATCCACTAGTGGTAGTTTTAGTGGCGAAGAAACAACTGTTGATCTCTCAACTTCTACTGCACAAACTTATGCATCAGGTAGATACTATAGATGGGTTGTAACTATTACAGCAAATGAAGACGAGCCTATACCACTGTTGGGCACAGCAGAATCAAGATACGCAAATGAATTGATTGTAGAAGTTCTTAACGATGTTAGTATTCCTGCACCTACAGACAGCACAAACAAAACCCTAGTGTCAACTGAACTAGGATTTGTATACAATGTCCAAGCCACTACACTGCAAGGCGGCTTGTATGTTGATGAAGGTTATTTTGTAGAATATCAAACTGCTTCAACTGACAGTTATTTCCCTACAGCAACATTGAGAACACCAATTGCCAACACAGAAACAAATTCACCGCAGTATTCAAGCAGTATCAAAAAGATTGGCACACACAGTTATCTACACAGTGACACACAAGATGACTCTATCACATGGGCAGTAACACCAGATTTTAACAACGATTTTACACTAGAATTTTGGTTCTATTTGCCTACATCAGAAGACCAAACCTCGGACACCACAGGAACTGCATCGCCATGGTTATTGCAGTTAGAAAACTCAGGCAATGCATCTGCATATCTAGCCACTTACGATACTGGTGACAACAGTGTGCAATTTTTTATGGATGTAGGCGAAACTAACATCACACTAGATGGCGGCACATTCTCAAGAGAAACTTGGCATCATTATGCAGTGTCAAGAGATGACACTACACTGAGATTGTTC